CAGGATTTACGCTATTTCCATTTAGGTTTCTAATATCTTCTTTTCTATAAACCTTATTAGCATTTATCATCAATTTGCAAAAAGGTCTTGTTTCACTTGGTTTGCCTGTTCTTGCCGCTGTACCACCTCTCGCTACTCTGGATGCAGGGGATTCTACATATCTATAACGTACCCGATAATAATTATCATTTGCAAAACCATCATCTTCTGATTTAACTCTAGGTGTTGCCTCTGGAACGCTTGGGCTACCTACTAATTTGGTTATCTTTTGTAATAGACTTAATTTTTCCTTTGGTTGTGATTCCGTAATCCATTCTCGCACCTGTGCATCCAACTCATCTTCTTGTTCGTAATCCACTTCCCTTTCATCTATTACCTCCCAGTCAGGACTTGCATAATCTTCCCCTTTGTTTATAAAATCTTCTAAATCAGGTAATGAATTATCTACGGACAATTCTAAGGTGCTTTCTTCTTCGGGATTTTCTTCTACCGCTGTGTGTTCTGTAAATTCTAAAGGCTCTATACTTTTAAAATAAAGGTTGAATGTTATTCCCAAATTAGAAAACACTTTTTCCAACGCTTCCAAGATTTCCAACTGATAAGGTTTTAACTCATAGTTATCAAAAGCGATCATTTTATTTTTTAACTCCTCTGCGTTATTAGCAAACCCTGCTGCATCCCCTTTGAATCCTAAAAGTTCTGCGGGGGCTTTATGCCCTTTTAATAGTTTAGCCTCGCATTCGTCTGCTAAGTATTGGTAGTGTGCAGGGGCATCATTTAAAGGAATAGCATCTACGGTTGTCCTTCTGGTTTCGTCATCATTAAAAGCGAAAACGGTTTTCATTCCCGTAGCACCTAATAGGCTTTGTTTTGCCTGTTCTACCGTTTTACGTTGTTCTTCCGGTGTTGGTGTTCCATTATTAAAATTTATTATGCGTGTGGGTGCAAATCCCGACTGACAGTCGTTTATAAGGTAATCAGCAATTTCTTCTTCTAATAATGCATAAGGCAGCGCCCCTTCATAATCTACTGGTGGGTAATAGAAGAACCCAGGTACATACGGTTTAATAATTAAGACCTGTGATTTATCTTTATTGTCAGGACTGTATGCGCTATATTTTTTTAAATCATCTGTACCCCTTGCCCCTTTTCTACGTTCTGACCATTTAGGATGATAATACCATGGATCTATATCCCCTTCTGCATTAGCCTTACCGGCTCGCAGGGTGTCCATAGGAAAGTGTGTGATGATAGTTTTGCCCTTATCTTGAGTTACCATAGCACAAGCTATTCCAAGCAGCACACGATCCGTTACAATGCGTTTTAGGTCTTCCCCTTTTAACATCATTTGTAGCTTCGCCCAATCTTCGATGTTCTTATTAGCATCTGTAGCCCCTAACCCTTTGCCGTAAATCATTTTGGATTTACCATTTATAATGGCTTGGTTTGTGGTACTACCAACGTAACGATCTATAAGAAAGGTAAAATGTAAATTGTCTTCTCCGTATTGAACGAAGTCCTTTTTTTTATCTTCAATTATCTTTGGCCGGGTGTAGGCACTCAATCCTACAAAGTGAATGTTGTTGCTCATCTTGTGATATATTCGTTGCTTGTAGTGTTTTCTGTGTAGTTACCGTTGTTAATGCTATAATCGCTTTGGGATGTTACAAAGATGCTACCCACATAGGACAGAACGCTTTGGTCTGTGTAAACGCTATATTTATAAAATTCCCCTTCTGCTACGGTATGGGTTATGTCTGCCTCTGCGTAGTAGTCGTTATCGTAGTAAACTATGGAGGTATTTAAAACAAGGGTGGTAGATACGTTTGTATTTTTGTTTATCAGAACGCATGATGCTAATTCTGCTATTTCATCTTTCGGAATGAATTTAACGGTAAAAGATGTTCCTGGTGCTACTATTGTCATTGTCTTATTATCTACTATAAAAACAATAAAAAGGGGTTTATGTTAAATGAAAAGGGGGCAAAATGCCCCCAATCAATTAAAAAACACTAAAGAAACGTATTATGTACCTACTGTTACTGTGGTATTTACGGTGTCATCTATAATAGCAGAAGCCACAAATCGTGCAGGATTGCGTTCCATTGTGGTAAAGCTGATGTTATATCCTTGGAAATCTCCCATACCTGAGCCACTAGCCGTATTTACGCTAATATCGCAACCGTTTTCAAAGCCACACATTCTGAAATTACCGTTATAATCTTCCAAAATGATGTGTTTTCTGTCAAACGCTAATAGTTTAATCTCCTTTTGAGCAGCCAAAGACTGTTGTTTAAACTGTAAAGTTCCAGACCCTTCCCAAAAAGAAGTACCATTCTCCTGTGAATTAGCGTTAGTTTCGTCAAAGGAATTACCCCCACGAAGTTCATACTTAAATAATGTAAGGGCTGAACCGAAAGCCGTAATTTCATCAGTTGTAAGCGTTGATGCACCAGAAGTGCCATCCGCAAATTCGACAAAATAGGCAGCCCGTAGACCTCCCACATTTTCTTTATCGGGATTTAACCGTCCCAAGGTAATTGCTGTTGCCATTTTCTATTTTTTAACTATTAAGCTGGATCTGTTGTTGTCATAGATGCTACGGCTGCACCGACACCATTGACTATCCATTGTGTATTCCCAAAATCGCAGATAAATTCTACATAATCTCCAATAGCTTCTGCTCCAAGTTCAAATATAACATTATCTTCCCCTACAGCCGCAACACTAGCTCCGTTTACTAATAAGATTCCGTTAATGTTATCCCCTTCGGAGGATGCTATTGTCCAGTCACTTCCTGCGAATAAAGCCCCGACGATAAATTTAAAGTTTAATCCAGGTGCTAAAGCAGGCAATGTTACGGTGTAACCCGCTGCTGCATCTAGTATAAAAGTTGTACCCGTTTCATCTGCGGTTACAGTTTTAGCTGCGGCTAACGTAGCTAATTTGGCATCCCTACTGCCGTAATTATATGTTGTTCCCATTTATTTTTGTTTATATAAAAAAAGGGGTAGGATGCCCCCACCCCCTTAGGTTAATTATTACTTTTAATTAATTTGCGGCATTTGTGATACCATAGGTAACTACATCGGCAGCGTTTCCAATTTGACATCCATCTCCCCATTCAAGAGAAACGTGAACATTACCAGCACCCGTTACAGGTCTTTGGTCGATTACAGAAGCAGATCCGAAATCACTTAATGAACCAACACCGTAAAATAAGTTATTGGCTTTAGTTGCGATCATGATATTATCGGTCATTCCTGAACAATGGATAAGCGGAACACCTAAAAAGTTTGGGGTAGCTTCTCTTTCATTATAAGCATCATAAGCTCCTAAAGCTGCCTGAGCTTGTTTGTAATGTTTCAAGATGTTGGTTGGGATTCTAATTGCGAAACCATCAGCAGCATAAAGTGCGCTAGGGGCTGCATCGAGAACGCCAGCTAACTTAGCAACCACGTTGGCAGCAGTAACATCAGCAGCAGCGATTTCCATTCCTGCTGGTTGTGTAGCTTGTGAAGTCATTAAAACCTCAAATCCGTCAAACTGTCCTGCTGTTGCATTAGCACCACTCCATAAAACTGTTTCTCTGGAAGCAGCGATATTAGCGGCAACCAATCCAATTAGGTAATCTTCAAAAGGTCCAGTGAAACCACCTCTTTGTGAGATTGAATCCCACAATGGGTAATACGTTTTTACACAAAGTTGTAGATTTACTTCAAATTCTTCTAAGGTAAGAACTCGATCTGCAATAGTAACTGTTCCTAATGGGGTAAAATCACAAGTAGCGTTTTGAACGATCCCTGATAAGTTTACGTTAGGTACATTCCATTTGTATTTAATTCCTTCTACTACCTCAACTGCTCCATTTTCGATAGAGGTTGCAGATAGTAAGGCGGCAGATATAAATCTACCAGCATCATCTCCAGCATAATTTGCGGAAACGGTTTCTGTAGTTGCTAAATTTACTTTTCTCATTTTATTGGCTTAATTTTGCGAAGACCCTATCTTGTATAGTTTGAGGTTTCTTATTACTAATTGGTTTTAATTTTAATTCTTGTACTGTTTCCGGATTGTGTTTTTCCGGCTTGATTTCTTCCGCTAAAACTTCGATCTCTTTAGGATCTTCCGCTAATTTAGCTTCTAGTTCTGTGGTGTCCATCTCCCCAGCTCCGATGGTGTAAGAAGATAATTTAGATTCCAACTTATTAAAAACTGCATCAGCTAGTTTCTCTAAGTTTTCCTCGCTTAAATCTTCCATCGAAAAATGGGATTCTTTAACGATGCTTTCCACTACCTTTTTAGGGGATGTTTCCACTTCCATTTCTTCTTCGGCAGCTGGTTGTTCCTCGCTTGGTTGTCCAAAGGATGCGATGATACCTTCTTCTTCCACAACAAGTATGCTACCGTCAGGTAATTCATACTCCCCTACAGGAACAGGTATACGTTCATCTTCGGCAATCACAAACACAGGCTGACCAGGCTCAAAGGCTTCTGCCTCTAAAACTGCACCGTTTTCCAAAGCGATCTGTTCCAAAGCTATTTCCAGCCCTAACAGACGTTTGATTTTGTTTAACTTAATTGTGTTGCTCATTTAATAAAACTTTTTAATGTGTTATATCTACTATAAAAACAATAAATAACACTTTTTGTTAATTCTGTAACAATTTAATCCTGGTTTATAAATAAATATTCTACCTCCCCTGTGAAATAGGAAGCATTATCTGATATAGTTTCTACTATTACTTTTATATCTGTTTTTGCAGGGAATCTTATGCCCCCGTAGTATTCGTGATACCATGCTTCGGAAGTGGTTACGTTTTGTATTTTTTTAACACGAAAGCCTGTTTCTTCTGGTTGCCTTGCTCGTAATGAAACCAAAGCAGATCCGGCTAATCCACCCGTTCTGGCCAAGCCTATCCGTATTGTTTTAATTATACCGATACAATTATTAGGAACGGTAAAAGCTAACACTTGTGATTGACCTTGCCCTATCTGTATAGTAGCAAACACGTTAGCGGTAGTGGTAGAATGGTTAGCAGTTATAACCCCTGTATTAGAAGCACCGCTGGAAATATATAATCTGTTCACCCTTGTGAATGTATTACTGGTTACTGCTGCATCTGTGCCTGTCATTGTAACGGTTTCTGTAAGGGCATTGAAATTTGAATCCAAACCGGAAACAACCACGTTCATTGTATCAGCTATTTCAGTACTTACAAGGCTAACCGTTTCATCTTGTGTTGGGAATCCTGTATAGTCCCCACCTGATTGCCAGATAACTTCGTTTGTGGCGGTTGATTGCAACACTTTTGTAGCCCCAAATTTATCACCGTACACTATCTGGTATTGAAACCCACCCGCTGCACTCGTTCCGTAATCCATCTTTAATTGTTTTTAAAAACGTCCTTTATATACTGCAATACACTCCCGTTATTGTACTCCTTTACTTGTCGTTTGATCCTGGGAACCCAAAAAACTATCGCTAATAATCCGGCTATTGTTGTGATAATTTCGTGAGGTGCTACAACTAAAAGTAATCCAGTTCCCATAGTGACCAATGTGTTCATAAAATCATCCATTTGTACTTTTCTTATTCACGATCTTGCTTGCAATATCTGTTAATGTTTGTGGTTTTGTCAGGAATAAGATCCCTACACAAAAGACACCTATTTCCAAACCGTAGTTTGTTATTTCATCTTGGGTATATTTATATATCTGATAGCCTATTAAAAACAGTCCTATTATTAAAAATGACCAGTCTAAAATGTTTGCTTGTATGCTCTCTCTTGTTTTCTTCATAGTTAGTTGCAAATTCTATTATTAGTTTCCTTTAAGGAATTTCTTTACGGAGTTTAACCAATATACAGGATCACCACTTGTGCCACCTGTTGGTTT